TTAGTGCAGGACCGATTGATATTGAAGTTGGTAAAGCAGTCACCATTGAAGATGGTGGAACATGGATTATTTTATAAGGTAAGATATGAGTTCATTAAAATTAAAAACACCAGGTGGAGGAAGCGTAACATTTAATGCTACTGATACAGTAAGCGATGTTACACTCACAGTACCTGCAAGTAATGCAAGTATATTAACTGATTCCAGTAATATTCCTGCTGCTAATTTAACAGGTTCATTACCTGCTGGTATCGGTGGTAAAGTATTACAAGTATTACAAGCAGTAAAAACAGACGCTTTTTCTACAACATCAACATCATTAGTAGATGTAAGTGGACTATCTGTATCCATTACTCCATCATCTACATCAAGTAAAATATTAGTTCATGTAGATTTATTTTTAACTGCATCTTACTATATTGGCCAAGCACAGTTAGTAAGAGGAACAACACAGATATACAAAGCAGATTCAGCAGGCAATAGACCTACTAGCTCAATTACATTTTCACAAAACCCTAGTAATGATGGTATATCACAAAGAAGTTCTATTATGTATTTAGATTCACCTTCTACTACAAGTGCAACGACATATAAAGTTCAAGCATCAACAAGGATAGATGGGCAAGGTAGTGGTGTATTTTATATTAACAGAACAGTTCAAGATAGAGATACAACAGGTTATGATGCAAGAGGTGTATCATCAATTACAGTTATGGAGATAGCAGGATAATGAATAGACACAAAGCAATAGGAATAATAAATGGCATTAATACTTAGAGGAAACGGAGTAGTAGAAGGATTAACAGATTTACCGGCAGGTTCTGTTACTGCGGCTGATCTTGCGAGTGGTGCTATTACATCTAGCGCATTACCAGCAGGAAGTGTATTGCAAATAGTAACTGCTCATAAAACAGATACATTTAGTACTCTAGCAACATCATCTTCTATGGCTGCAGTGCCAGGAATGTCTGTTACTATTACTCCATCATCTGCTTCTAATAAAATTTTAGTAATGCTTGGTTGTAATATGGGTTCTAGTGCAGACTGCCTTGTATCATATCAATTATATAGAGATTCAACACCAATTGGAATAGGAGATGCTTCTGGAAATAAACCAAGAGTTACTGGAACAGCAGTATATGCTAGTGGAACTGATATGTTTTATGGAGGTATACCATTAAGTATACAGTATCTTGATTCGCCATCAACAACATCTGCAGTTACATATTCTTTAAAGGTGGGTCAAAATAATAATTATACAGTTTATTTCAATAGAATAGGTTCTGATAGAGATACAACTAATTATGATACTAGAAGTGGATCATCAATAACAGTAATGGAGGTAGCAGGATAATGAATCATAACGCAATATATGCATTATATCCAAATGTAGTCAGCATAGACGATACTGCTGGTGCATTTGATGCAGATGGAAATAAAGTAGAAATAGATATGGATGCTGTGAATACATGGCAAGATCCTAACACATATAAGTATAATAGACAAGAAGAATACCCACCATTAGCAGAACAATTAGATTATATCTATCATAATGGTGTAGAGGCATGGAAAGCAGATATGATCCAGCCAGTGAAAGATAAATATCCTAAACCGGAGTAAAGATTGAGCACATTAAAAGTAAATAGCATACAACATTCAAATGGTACTAATGCCTTAACCATAGATAGTACAGGCCATGCTACGTTTAATAAAACGTTTATTCCTGCTAACCCATTAACAAATAGAAACTTAATTATTAATGGTGATATGAGGATAGCACAAAGGGGTACGAGTGTTAGTGGTATTACATCAAATAATTATTATACTGTTGATAGATTTGATATTGGCGGTTCTTCATTTGGAACAGTAACTCAATCACAAGATACTGATGTACCAACTGGACAAGGATTTGCCAATAGCATTAAATTTTTATGGACTACTGCTAGTGCTAGTTTAAGTACAAATGCTTTTTTACAAATGCACCAAAGTATAGAAGGACAAATGCTACAACATCTTAAAAAAGGTACAGCTAATGCAGAAACTGTAACCTTGTCATTTTGGGTAAAATCTAATAAAACAGGTACTTATATAGTTAATTTATGGGATATAGACAATACTAGACTTATAGCAAAAGCATATACAATAAATGCCGTAGATACATGGGAAAAGAAAACAATTACATTTGCTGGAGATACTGTTGCATCTTTTGATAATGATAATGGTAGAAGTTTAGATTTAACTTTTGGGTTATGTGCTGGAACAGATAATAGTTCAGGTACATTGCAAACAACATGGGGGTCAGCTGTAGCTATTAATAGATATGTTGGTCAGGTTAATTTAGCAGATGCTGTAAATAATTATATTAATTTTACAGGTGTCCAGCTAGAAGTAGGCGATACAGCTACACCATTTGAACACAGACCATACGATATGGAATTAGCAAGATGTCAGAGGTATTATCAAAAATTTAATAACATTCTATCATTCCCTTTATCAAGATATAATAATACCACAGGAACTGCTTTTAATTCAATTCCATACATAGTGCCTATGAGAGCAAATCCAACAGTTAGTCAGTCTGGTTCATGGGAATCAACTACTGGCAAAGCTGGCACTCCAACTTCTTTAACTGGATATAATTTTGGAATACGAGTTGGTGCTGGTAGTGTGGGTGCAAATGGAGTTTTGTATCTTGAAACTTTGTCAGATGGTGAAATACAAGCTAATGCGGAGTTATAATTATGTATAAATTAGTCAATTATGAAAATCAACTAGTGTCAATTAAATTAACAAAAGAAGATACAAAAGAATTATTTATACCGCTTGACCCAGCTAATACAGATTACCAAGAATACCTAGAATGGGTAGCAGAAGGTAACACACCAGAGGAAGCAGAATGACAAGAGCTATTGACATCGCTGAGCGTAAGATATTAACTGGCACTACTGCACAACGTCCTGCAAGTGGTAGCAATGGTCAACAGTATTATAATACATCTACTGGTCGATTAGAACTATATAATACGTTAGGTGGTTGGGTTAGTGCAGATCAATCTGGCCGTCGGTATTCAGTCCAATATTTAATTGAAGCTGGCGGTGGCGGCGGTGGATCACAATCTGGCGGAGGCGGTGGCGCTGGAGGATTATTAACAGGAACAGCAAATGTAACATTTGGTGAAGCATACACTATTACAATAGGTGCTGGTGGTACAGGTTCTAATTCAGGAAGTAATGGCTCAAGAGTATTTGGTGTTAATGGAGGAAATAGTGTATTTAATTCACTAACAGCAATAGGCGGAGGTGGTGGAGCTACTTATAATGGTCAAACTGGCGCATCAGGTGGATGTGGTGGCGGAGGTGCTGTTAATAATGGTGTAGGTGGTGCAGGAACTTCTGGTCAAGGATACGGAGGTGGAACTGCTGGGGCCGATAATAACACAGATTCAGACGTTGGCGGTGGCGGCGGTGGAACCGCCCAAGTGGGTCAAAGCACACCAACAGGCAACGGTGGAGCAGGAACAGCATCAACTATTACAGGCTCTACCGTTTACTATGGTGGCGGCGGTGGAGGAGCATCTCATAATGCACCAAATGCAGGAGCTGGCGGAACTGGAGGAGGAGGAGCTGGTGCTACTACAAATGCTAATGGATCAAACGCAACTGCAAATACTGGAGGTGGAGGTGGAGCTGGTTCGGAATGGACTAATATTGGTGGTAATGGTGGCTCAGGAATAATTATATTAAGAATGCTCACAGCGGATTATACAGGAACAACAACAGGTTCTCCATCAGTGACAACTGATGGAGATTATACAGTTTTACAATATACTTCAAGCGGAAGTTATACAGCCTAAGGAGAATTAAATGGCGCATTTTGCAAAAGTAGTTAATGGAGTCGTAGATCAGGTGATCGTTGCAGAGCCTGAGTTCTTCGACACTTTCGTAGATTCAAGTCCAGGTGAATGGATTCAAACATCATATAATACAAAAGGTGGTGTACACTATAATCCAGAAACTGGCGAACCAGATGGTGGAGTAGCATTAAGAAAAAATTATGCTGGTGTAGGTTTTACCTATGACAGAGATAAAGATGCATTTATCCCACCACAACCATATCCATCTTGGACACTCAATGAAGAATCATGCTTATGGGAAGCTCCTGTAGCATATCCTGAAGATGGACAAATGTATGTATGGAACGAAGAAACAACTTCATGGGACGCTGTTACAGAGGAATAATAAATGGCATTAACCAAAATCTCCAGTAAAGTTATTAAAGATGCGGCAATATCTGAAGATAAGATAGATAGTACTATATCAAATAAAATACTTACTTCGGGATCACAAGCAAATCGACCGAGTAATCCTGTAGCAGGACAAATGTATTTTAATACTGATACTGGTGAACCAGAATGGTATGATTCTGGATCTTCTGGATGGATAAATTTTAGAAAAGGTAAACCATATAATATATCATATTTAGTTATTGGCGGAGGTGGTGCCGGTGGTTCTCATGCTGGATCGGGCGGTGGAGCAGGCGGCTATCGTAATTCATACGCTTCCGAAACATCAGGTGGAAATAGTGCAACAGAAACTCCATTTCAAGTAAGTCCAGGTTCATCATTTACTATTACAGTAGGTGCAGGTGGATCTGCTGTAGTAAACGCCCAAGGTAATCAAGGTGGAAATTCATCTATATCTGGTGCAGGTATATCTACAATTACTGCATTAGGTGGTGGTAAAGGTAGAGGACAAGCTACAACAGGAACAGGTTTTTCTGGTGGCTCAGGATCTGGTGGTGCAGGTTCATCAGGAACTTCAGCTGGTGGTGCAGGAACAACAGGACAAGGCCATGCAGGTGGTAGTAACTCTAACAACTGGGGAACTGGTGGTGGAGGAGGAGCTGGAGCAGTTGGTGGTAATGGCTCAGGTTCTAACGCCGGTAATGGTGGAGCAGGTTTAGCATCATCTATTACAGGTTCTTCTGTAACACGCGCAGGTGGTGGAGGTGGTTCATCACAGACAGCAACTCACGGAACAGGCGGAGCAGGAGGAGGCGGTAATGGCTCTTTAAACGGAGCAACTGCTGGAGCTGCTAATAGAGGAGCTGGAGGAGGTGGTGGCCATGGTTCAACTGCGGCTTCTGGTGCTGGTGGATCAGGTGTAGTTATACTTCGTATGTCTACTGCTGATTATTCTGGATCCCAATCTGGTGCATCTGTAACTACAAGCGGTTCAGATACTATATTAACATTTAACTCCTCAGGTACATATACAGCATAATATAAATAATATAAAGATTAATTAGGAAAAACATATGGCAACGAATTTACTATTAAGAAGAGGTACAGCAGCAGAAGCCGCAGCATATACTGGTGGCGAAGGCGAACTCTTTGTAGATTTAGATAATAATCAAGTATATGTACACGATGGTGTAACTGCTGGCGGAGTTCCTCTAGTCGGTGGTGCAAGTATTGTGCTTTCAGACCTTAGTGTAGGACCTGAAGGTACAGCGTCAGGCGATGGTTCGATTGCCTACAATAATACAACCGGTGTATTTACATATACACCTCCAGTTATTCCTAGTGATCTTACAGATTTAAGTATCTCTGATGGTACTAATGGACAAATTCTTACTACAGATGGTGCCGGTAACTTCTCATTTACAACTGTTGGCGGTGTATCAAATACGCTTGATGGTTTAACAGATGTTACTATTACTTCAGTTGCTGATGGCGAAGTACTTGCATATGATTCAGGTACATCATCATGGGTTAATACTACAGCTTCTTCTGGCGGTATTGCTTTAACAGATTTAAGTGTAGGAGCAGAAGGTACTGCTTCTGGAGATGGTGCAATTGCATATGATAATACAACCGGTGTATTTACATATACTCCTGCTGATTTAAGTGGATATGCATTAACATCAAGCTTAGCCACTGTTGCTACATCGGGTTCTTATGGTGATCTTACAGGTACACCTTCTTTAGCTACGGTTGCTACATCAGGTGCTTACTCAGACTTATCTGGAACACCAACTCTTGCTACGGTAGCTACCTCAGGTTCATACAATGATTTATCAGATCAGCCTACATTATATTCAAATTCAGATGTTGCTACATATTTAGCTGCAAATGATTATGATACAGCAACAAATATTATAGCATCTATTACAGATTCAGCACCTACGACTCTTGATACGCTTAACGAATTAGCTGCTGCTTTAGGTGATGATCCTAACTTTGCAACTACAATAACAAATAGTATTGCAACAAAAGCAAGTTTATCCGGTGCTACATTTACTGGTGATGTAACATTCCAAGGTTTAGCTACAATGGATGGCATTACTGAAGTTGTTAATAATAAAACTGGTGCTACCGGTGTTGTTGCTCATGATTTTGATACAGGAAGTATTTTCTATCATACATCATTAGCAGCAGACTTTACAGCAAATATTACAAACGTACCAACTACAAATGATCGAACAATTGGTGTTGCTCTAGTATTAAACCAAGGCGGTACTGCTTATATCCCAACAGCATTACAGATTGATGGAAGTGCAGTTACAATTAAATGGGCTGATGCTTCTGTACCATCAGGTAATGCTAACCAAGTTGATGTTGTATCATTTACACTCATAAGAACTGGTTCTGCTTGGGTTGCTTTAGGTGTATTGAATACATTCGGTTAATATGTTATGCCATTTTTCACATCGTTCTCAGGAAAAATACTTAGTGCACCAGGATTAAAGCTTGGTCCTAAGATTTTCCAATTCATAAAAACTTTTACATCTAATGTACAAGAATATAATCTTCGTACAGATCTATTAGCTAATGGATGGGACGGAGTGATGCCTGTTTCAGCTACCCTTACTGTCAATTCTGGCATATATATTTGGTCTAATTCTACTTCTACTGCAGCTTTCAATACTGGTACAATTGTATCTAATTCTATTATATCTATTATTAATAATGGCTATATTATTGGTAAAGGTGGCAATGGCGGTTCTGTTCCAACATCTAATAGAACAGGAAGTGCTGGACTAAACGGTGGCCCAGCTATGAATATTAATTATCCAGTTTCTATTACAAATAATTCATATATTGCCGGAGGTGGTGGAGGTGGGGGATCAGTTCGTGGTGATGATTCAACATCATCTACTGGCGGCGAAATTATTAGAGGAGGCGGAGGCGGCGGGGCCGGCGGCGGAAATGGTTCAGGCGGGGCAGTTGGAGGAAGCGTAGGTAGCACCGGTTCTAATGGAAGTACATATCATGGTGGTGCTGGCGGTCGAATATTACCTGGCACAGGAGGTTCCGCTTCTCAAGTTGGACCTGGGCCTGTTGTTTTTAATGGAAAAGGCGGTGGTGCTGGTGGTAGTGGTGGTGCTATAACTGATTGGGCAGCATATATGCCTCCACAGATACTGGTTACAGGTGGTGGTGGTGCTGGTGGCGGCGGAGGATGGGGAGCTTCTGGTGGAGGATCCCATTATGCCGCAACTGGAGGAACTGGTTATTATACAATACCTGGTGCAGGTGGATCTGCAAATAATAATGGCGGCACTGGTTCTGGTTTAACTAGTCCCGTGTACCCTAATATTACAACAGCGTCAGGAGGTGCTGGCGGTAAAGCAGTTAATCTTAATGGTAATACAGTAACTTGGGTCGCAACAGGTACAAGATATGGAGCAATAAGCTAATGCCTTTCTTTACTTCATTTTCAGGTAAGATCTTAAGTGCGCCAGGTTTAAAACTTGGTTCAAGATTATTTCAATTTGCAAAAACTCTTTCATCTAATGTACAAGAATATAATTTAAGAAATGATCTGCTAGCTAACGGTTGGGATGGTGTTACACCGGTTGATGCACAAATCACAGTAAATTCTGGTGTATATGTTTGGTCAGATAATATAAGCACAGCAGCATTTACTACAGGATCTCTAGTTGCAGATTCAGTTATATCGATTATTAATAATGGTTATATTATTGGTAAAGGTGGTCATTCTGATTCGTATAACGGCGCATTTAATACATCAACAATTACTTCAGTACAATCTGGTGGACCTGCAATAAATCTCAATTATCCAGTGTCAATCACTAATAACTCTTACATCGCTGGAGGCGGTGGAGGTGGACGAAGCGTATGGGACAATACTTATAATTATGCTTTTAGAGGAGGCGGTGGCGGCGCAGGCGGTGGTAATGGTGGTTATGTTTTAGAATCTGGTCAAGGTCCATATAATATAGCTCCTCCTGCTGGATGGAATACCACAATGCACCCCGGTTATGGCGGTGCAGTAGGAGCTACAGGTACTTATGGCGGTGGTATATCTCATTATTACTTTTCTTTCTGGATTGGCGGTGGTGGAGGAGGCCGAATATTACCAGGTACTGGTGGAATCGGAACAAGAAATATGACATGGTATCTTAGTGGAGGCTATGATATATTTAATAGTGGGTTTGCACAAGGCGGTGGTGCTGGTGGTGGTGCCGCAAATGGATATCCAATAAATAATCCACCTAATGGTGCTGATGGGGGTAGCGCAAATAATCCTGGAGGAACCGGAATTGCAAACAATAGCACTGCAGGCGCTGGAGGCGGTGGAGGCTGGGGTGCATCGGGCGGATCTTCATCAAGCGGTTTATCAGGCGGCGGCGGTGGTAAATGTGTAAATTTAAATGGTAATAGTGTAACCTGGTTAGCAACAGGAAATAGATATGGAGCAATTTCATGACAACAAAATACGCAGTATTAAATCCAAATGATGGATCATATACATACTTTGAAACAGAACAAGAAGCATTAGATGAATTTTATCTTAGATTAGTGCAACACGCACTTCCACATTTTCATAATATTACTCATAGTATAGTAACAATTGATGAGAATGGGGCAGAAACGTGGACAACGCCTGACGGAAATATTTTAGAAACGCCACAGGATAATTATCAAGACTTATCTGTTGCTATGGAAAGAGCAAGAGCAATGTTGGATAAAACACTTTCTTAATGGCAACACTTGAAAAAATAGTTGAACATAGATTGACTATATGTCAAAACTGTGATAAAATGACAGACAAACATACTTGCTCTGAAACAAAAGATTTATTATTAAATATGGTTATAATAAGATCAAATAAATGTCCACTGAATAAGTGGTATAAACCATTTAATGGTACTCTTCCATTAACCATATTAGGAGACAATAGTGGGACCTGAAATTAGTTTTAATTTAGTAGATGGTGTTTTTGCTAAGCAAATGCATTTTAAATATGCTGGTGATATAATGGAAGGACATCAACATACACACAATCATTTAACATTATTAGCTGCAGGTAAGTTAAAAGTTACTGTAAATGGAAAAACATCAGAATTTACTGCTCCACATATGATTTTTATACATAAAGATCATAACCACGAATTAGTAGCATTAGAAGATAATACTGTGACATATTGTATTCATGCGGTAAGAGATAAAGATAGTGGAGATATTATTGATGGTACTATTTATCCGGAAGGAATAATTAGTACAATGGAAAAACTTACAAAATAAGATATCTATAGTGTATTCTAAATGATTATAAATAATAGAAAGAACAATAGGAAATAAAATGGCTGTTACAACACGACAACAATTAATAGATTACTGCCTAAGAGACTTAGGCGAGCCAGTTGTTGAGATTAACATCGATGATTCTCAAATAGAAGATCGTGTTGATGAAGCACTTGAATACTGGAGACAATATCATTTTGATGGTATTGAAAGAGTTTACTTAAAACAAAAAGTGACTGCATCTGAAATGCTTATGGCATCTCCGATTGCTGGCTTTACACTTAATGAAAAAGTAACTGGT